ACGCCGATCATGTCGCCTGCATAGAGCGTCGCGCCGGCGGTGGTTGAGATCGAGAGCGATGTGGCGCCCTTGGCCGCGGCGGCGCCCAGTGTCGGCGAGCCGCGCATCGTGCCGCGCGGAACGGGCCGCGCAAAGTGCCATAGGCGCACGGTGTTCGCGAGACCGACCGAATTCCAGAACGCTTCGCGCGACGCTTGATCATCGACCGCATCGCCGCGCGCGACCCAATCGAAGTCGAGCTGCATGCGCCACTTGTCTCCCACCAGGTCGCGCACCGTGCTCTGCTGCGTGAGCGGCGAGGTGACCACCAGCACGTTAGGCGCGATCCAAACCTTGCACGAAGCGGGAAGAAACAGATCCGACACCGGATAGTCGTAGGCCGCCATGTCAAGTTCCGGTGAAAGCGTAGTCGCCGGATTGATTGGCCTGGCGAATCGAGGCGATCGTCTGCTGACGGATGCGTTCCGCCCACGCAGCCATCTCGGCGCGATTCACGTTCGCACCGAAATGGAAGGTCTGATTGATCTCGACGCCCCCGCTAGAGCGGCCGATAGCAGCTTCGGCCGCCGTCTGCACGCGCTCGCCCACGTGCAGCCGCGCGAGATAGCCGTCATAGGGAACGTAGTCCAATCCCGCCGCGTGAGTCGGGATCAGCGTGCCGATTGCTTTGAGTCCTTCGCCAAGCCATCCTCCGACCTCACCGGTCTTGGCAAAATCTCCGAACATCGCACGGGCAAGGTCCGCCGCGAGCGCTTCTGCCGCCATGCGCTTGAGCATGTTGCCGAAGCTCTTGCCAATGTTCTCGAAGTGACCATCGAGCACATCGTAGAGGTTGTCGCCGAGCTCATCCTGGATGTTTCGCGCAGCCTCCTTTGTCCATTCGTCGATCTCGCCAAATGCCTTGGCCGCCTTTTCAAGCCCGGGCTTCACCGTCGCATCCTGCATACGATCCTGCACCTCGAACTCGGCGGCAATGCCTTGTTCTTTGGTGAGGTCGCCTGACGCGACGAGATCGCGAATCTCCTGAAGCTGGCGGACGTACTCGCGCGTAGGATCGATGACATCCTTCCAGGCCGATGCAGCCTTCTCCAGGCGGTCGGCCTCGCGATCCAGCGCCGCGGAGATCGCAGCGTCGAGCGCCTCGACATCCTTCTGGTAGCGCTCGAAATCCCGTTGGATCGCGGCGTCGATGAGCGAACGCATCTCCTCTTCTCGGCGCTTTGCCGCGTCCGCGGCTGGATCCGTCGCCGGCTTGAGCTTCGGCGGCGCTTTCTGCGGCGCGCCGAACTCGGAGTAATCGATGGTCAGCTCTGTGCCCGCGGTCTCACGCGAGAGGAAGCGGTCCTTGAGCTTGAGGAGCTTGAGTAGCTGCGCCTCGAGATCCTTGAGGTTCTCGGTGCCGAAGAACCCTGTCCACTTTCCGGACCTCGCATCCGCGATCCGCCGCTGGACGTCGGCGATCTGTTCGTCCACCGTGCGAAGGCCCTTGAGGTTCGCCGCCACATCGATCGCGTCGATGAAACCCAGCCCCTCCCGGCGCGCGTCCAGAAACCGTTGGGTGATTTCGGTCACCTGCGGGATGAGTCCCTGCAGGAGTTCCATCTTCAGGCCGCGCGCGGCCTCCGAGAGCCGCGTGAGATTGTCATTGAATTCCTCGGCCGCCTTGGCTGCCTTCTCGTCGAAGACGATTCCAAGTGCGCGCGCCTCGTTCGCCATATCGGCCAGGCCAGCGCGACCGCTGTTGAGCAACGGGATGAGCTTGGCGCCCGCGCGCCCGAAGATCTCGACCGCATATGCGGTCTTGGTCGAACCGTCCTCGAACTCGCTGAAGCGCTGCGCGATGTCCTTCAGGACCTCTTCGGCAGGCCGTAGCGTGCCATCGGTGTTCTTGACCTTCACGCCCAGCGATTCGAAGATTGCCGCCGCCTCCTTGCCGCCCTGGGCGACGTCGGCCATCTTGGAAGTCAGGCGCGTGATTCCGGCTGCCAGGTCCTCGGTTGAAACATCCGAGAGCTTCGCGGCGTAATCAAGCTCGGTGAGCGATTCGACGCCCACGCCCAGCTGCTGGCTGAGCTTACCGAACTCATCCTGCAAGTCGGCCACGTGCTTCATCTGCACGGCGATCGCGCCCAGCGAAAGCGCGCCACCGAAGCCCAGCAGCAGGCCCGCGGCGGACTTGGCCGCTTCTCCCAGGCCCGAGAACTCGGTGCTGACGCGCTTGAGCGTTGCCGAGGCGCGATCCTCGGCGAGCAGGATGAACTTGGACTGCGGGTCAGCCATCAGCGCCTCGCGTTGAGCCGTCGCGCGATTTCACCCTCAACGACACGCAGTGCATCGAGCACCTCGAGCTGCCCGGTAGTGCCCACATGTAGCGCCCTCATGACGACAGGCAGGGCCTCGTAGCGAAATCCCACGACGCCGCTGAACCCGACGTTCAACTGCGAGGCCATCCGCACTGCGACCTGCATCACTGTCCAGTTCTCGGGCCATACCTCGAGACTCGTGTCCGGCGGCAGCTCTATCCGCAGCCCCGCGGCGGCGGCATTCCTCTGGATCGCTCGGTCGTCCCGGCCGCCGGAAACGAGTCGCCGCGCGATCTCGATCAGTTTTTTCGGCGCGCGCCTTGGAGCTCCTGCAGATAGGCGACCATCACCTCGGAGGCGAGCGCTGGGAAATCCTCGGCGGCCTGCCTGAGCGCCCGCGTCGAGAATTCGGCGTCTGCGCCACGCCATCCAGTCACGATCATCTCGAGCACCTCCAGGCGCCGATCGCGCGGCATGCCGGCACTGATCTCCCGCGCGAGATCGAGCGCCGCACTCGTGCCCATATGCCGGAACTCGATCTCCAGCGGCGTCGCGCCCTCGCCTGGACGGTGGATCTCCACGGTCACCCAGAATGTCGGATTTGGTTTCAGTTGAAACATGGTCAGAGCGCTACGATGCGCAGGTCGTCATTGCCGGCCAGGGGCGGCGCCTCGAATGGGACGTCGCTCGTCCATACCCCCTCGAGATTCACGGGTGTGAGCCCGAGGAGCCGCCCGCTGGGAAAGAAGAGCAGGATCTTGGCGCCTGCCACCTGCCCGTGCGTGATACCGATCGATTGCGCTTGGCCGCCTGTGATGAGGGTATAGAGCGCCACCTCCTGCGCCGCGGTGAGGTCCATCGTCTTGATGGTTCCGGTGACGTTGCGATCGGTGATCGTGCTGTCCTTGGCGCCGATGAGCTTCATGCGGGAGAGCTGGTTGCCGACATCGAACTCCAGCCCTCCCGTTACATAGGAGGTGCCACCAGTGATGGCGCCGGTGGCGTAAGCGCCGCCCAGCACGAGCTGCGCGGTATTGACCTCGTTCACGAGCGCCGGCACCTTCCAGGCGGTGAGGGTCGGCGTCGCGTTGGCAACCGCGGTCGGCGCCACGGCGGGAGCGAGGAAGGTGAAGTTGAGCGCCGGGATGGCGTCGACCAGCGTCGCGCCGGTGAACGTGCCTACGGCCCCCAGCATTTTGTACAGCACGCCGTCGGCGTAGAAGTAGAGCGAGACGCTCTTCGGGCTCGTGGAGACCGGCGTGTACTCCACCCGCGAGCCGGCAGTGACGGTCTCGGCATAGGAGCAGGCCTGCAGGAGAGCCCCCCAGGCGGGGGCCGTGCCTGCTACGCCCGAACCCTGCAGCTCGACCGCGAAGCGTACTTGCGCCCATACCGAGCCCAGCAGCGCATCGGGCGCGCCGAAGTAGCCGCGCATCACGTTGCGCGGCACACGCTCGGCGTCCACCGGCGTGAACGTTACCTCGCCGACCGGCAGGATGGCATTGGCTGCCCCCGTCGGCACAGCATCAGTACCCTTTGCCGTCTCGATCTTCGCGAGCAACACGACATTTCGGAATTTGCGCTCGAAGGCCATATGTATTCCTCCTCAGGACTCGAGGCTCGACTCGGTCGTGTGATACCGGAACAGGTAGATCTTGGTGACCGACCCGATGTTGCGTTCGGCGTCCTCGCGCCGGCGGCCGGTGCCACCCTCGGCGAACCCGAAGGCAAGTCCCCCGAGCGTCGGATCGGCGGCCAAGCGGTCGTGTGCCTCGACGACAACAGGATCGGCAACCGCGTACGGGCTGGCACCGACGCATGCGCTCGCCAATGTCTGCACGCGCACCTCGAGCTCGCGCATCTTGCGGCCGATCAGCGTGCCGCCAGGCTCTGGCGGAGGCTCGTCGCCCATCTCGACTACGACCGCTGGCAGCTCGGCCGCACCCAGCGCCCCCTCCATGTCCCGGTAGATGCGCGTCGGCGGCACGCCATCCATGGTCGGCGTGACGAGCGCGCCGAGGACTGCCTGCGCGATGCGCTCGGCCTTGCTGGTCATGCGGAGAGTCCGAGCGTGATCAGGCCCGCATCGTGGGCCTCGGCTGCGATCACCTGGTAGCCGTGCGTTCCGATTGCGACCTCGTCTCC